CCGAAACAGGGAGCAGTGTCCCGGTAAATGCCGTCTGCGTCGGCAAGCTGAACGACGCATCATGCACCCACACGGTCAGGTTCGTGTTGTCGCCTCCGATTGCCGTGGCGCTCGCGCCGGGCTGTCCGAGGCACAACACCGTTGCGAGGATAAAAAACGTGCCTCCGGGCAACGAGATAAATGGGACCGTTGGGGCGTCGTCATTGTTGATGGACGCTCCCTCGAAAAGAGCGATCTCCTGAATCGTGCCTCCAGTGAAGCACTGAACAGCCGAAGCAATCGCTCCAGCGAGAAGACGAATCGACGCGCCCTCGCGAACGAACAGCGCATGCGCCCGAGTGAATCGGATAAATGGCCGGATCGTCGGAGCGCCCTCGATCTGCACGCCTCCACGCAGTGCATAGACGTCGAGCAGCTCCCCGCCATCGTCGATGCGGAGCCGAACCGGCTGGCCAGGTCGAAATGAAGCGCCCTCGAAAGTCACGCGAGAGCAGTCCAGGGAGGTCGAGCCTGGAACCGTAAGCGGTGCCGTGTCCGAGTCGTCCAGGATGACACGCACCGGGCCGTCAACGGCTGCGATGGCCGTCTCGACGTCGGCCCACGTCACAAAGATGCCAGGCGCAGCCGTTCCGCCCTGCCGATACACGATGCGATCCGCCGCCACCGTTCCATTGAGAAGAGGCTTCAGAACGTCGAGCGCGGCCTGGACATCCGCCGCGCCCGTCGATGGAGGCGAAGCGCTGTCATCGTAGGTGGTGGTCGCCGCGGTCCCGCCTCCACCTCCACCGCCGCCGGGTATGCTGACGCGAGCCACGCTTGGACGCGAGCCATCCCGCGTTACTGTCACGCCGGCCCCAACGAAATCGAGCCGATCCACGTCGCCCAGCGCGATGCCTTCGTCTTCCACTGACCGACCGACGTTGATCCTACGCTCGCTCACGATGTCACCTCAGCCATGCGTTCGGAACGAGAACCGGATCGTGCCGGCGTTGTTGTCCGTGTTCGTGTAGCGCGCGAAGTATTTTCGGTCAGGATGCTCGACGATTTGGCGATCTTCGATATTCGCCAGCACCGCGGACGGAGTTCCCTGAGAGTTCTGGACGGAGTCGACGTCGACACGAAAGACCTCGACGGTGCCGGCGCGTGTCGCCTTCGAGTAGATGACCAACGCCGCCGCATTGTCGAGCGTATTGGAGAACACCGGAGAATCCACAGAACCGTTCGCGCCGAACGATGATTCTGTGATTCTGCCTTCTTGAAGCTCGTAACCCATTCAGACCTCCATCCTAGACGTCGGCGCCAAGGACCGAGAAATGGACGATCGATCCCGGTGTGGTTGTCTGGTTCACAGCAACGAATCCGGAACCAACCGTGAAAACGTCGATGTCGAAGTGAGTGGAGTCGATCTTCACGCATCGCGCGAATCCGTCGACTCCCATCGTCGCCTGTGGAGCATATTGCAGCTTCGCGTTTGCCATCGTTACGCGCACAGCTGTCCCCGAAAATGACAACGTGCCACCGAAGCAATATGCGGCGGTAAATCCTCCAGACCCGTTCGTCTCGTATGACCCCCAGACTTTCGGGACAAGCTCACGATACCCAGCGCTCGGGAGCGGAGCTCCAAGCGGACTCCCCCAGAGGACTGGGCCAGCCTGCAATGAGGCTCCGGAGATGACCAGCGAACCACCCGATAGCTGCCCTGGCGTCGAGGCACCACCGACCCCGCTGGCCTCGAACACCAGAATCCACGTGGTGGGCGTGACTGTATCGTTCCACGGAGCGCCATCGCCCGCGTCGTGCCGGTAGATGCGGAAACCTCCATCAGCGGTCAACTCGAACTTGTACGCGTCGCCTGGAGCCAGCCGGTCCCACTGCGCGGCTCCGCCTGGCTTGGTGCGCCGGCAGTTGGCGCTCCATTCTCGTCCCTTACCGACCGCACCGGTGCCCTGCGCCGCGATCGGCAGAGCGTAATCGCAGCCAGCGGCTCCGTCGTCCCTGGTATGGGTCGGAACAGATCCGCCTGTCGTGACCACGTCGGCCCTGAAGCGAGCGACCTCACCAACCTCGAAATCTGAGTTTGTCAAGTCGAGACCCGCGTGGAATCGACCGTCGATGATCGACCCCTTGGTGAGCGCTCCGGCAGAAACCATCGCTCCGAAGAAGTCCGAGTCTGAAAATGTTCCGGCGGCGTTCACAACGAGCAGCCTGGCCTGATTGAATGCGAGCAGGCTTTGCCGTCGAACGGTCGCAGGGAACGAAGAGCCCTCCGTCTGCCAAAGGCCTGCGGATGTCCAATATGCGCCTTTGACCGTGACGACGTCCCGACGTCCCTCGTCAACATAGACGTGGACGCATTGCCCAGCCGGAGCGCCATCAGCCGCCGTGTCGACGAAATCGGCGACGTGGATGTATTCGCTTCCGCCGTTGCGGAACGGGAACGACAGGCGTGGCTTGGTTCGGTTTGCCGCCGTTCCTAGAAGCTCCCATCCCCAGCGGAGCCGATTGGCTTCCACCATGGTCCGTTTCGCGTTGAACAGAAGCGCGGTCCGGTTGCCTCCGCTGGCGCGGATCGCGAAAACCGCCAAGCTTGGCGGCGTACCGCCTGGAGCCGATGGTTGCGGGTCGCCGTTCGGAACGTCGGCGTAATACCACGTCGCATCCCTGGCAAGGAATGCATACGTGTCGCGGTTGTCGACCAGCGTGAATGCCAGGTTGCTCGTTAGAGGTACCTCGTACCCGTCCACGTAGATTCTGGCCGAAAACTCACCTGCTCCCATAGAGAGGCCGACCGCGGTAGGCGCTGGGTCGGCTCCGCCTGGAAGAATGTGGTCGGGATGAAAATCAGACGTTCGATGCGTGGTCTGGTCGAGCCACGTGCCCCAGCGATAATGCAGATTGTGAAGCCAGTTTCCGACCTGGCGCACGTACCTTCCGAGATTCCAGCCGGAAACGTTGGCCCATCCCTTGTTCTTGATCGGCTCCGTCGGCTCGGTGATGGCAGTCGGAGGCGGGGCGCCCGGATTGTCGGCCCATCGCGGATGGCTGGTCGGCTTGTCCACGTGCGGAGCCTACCATGCGCCGGCGAAGCGGAGGAGAGCGCCATGCATGGCCGACTCTGTGTCCTGGGGGAGGACAAGGCGCTCCCCTCCGCGAGCGTAGCTTCAGCTCGCGCCGGTCGCGCGTCAAGACGCCTCGATCATCAGGTCGCCAGCTCCGATCGGGTCAGGGTCGCCGTCCCATTCGGCCATCGCTGCGCCAGCGCCAACAGGGTCCGGATCGCCGTCCCACTCTGCGAGGTCCAGAAGCGGAGGACCGACCTCGTACCAAATGACCAGAGCCAGGACTGCCTCGGCTGCCATGCGATGGACGAGATACGCGGCGAATTCGCCGGACATCGTCTCGCCCTCAGGAACCGCGAGGTAGGCCAAGAATCCGGCGGGGAATGACTCCACGAAATGTATTGCTGCCGGACCAAAGCCATTGTCGAGAATGCGCAGCGCCGCCAGCACCGATTCTGCGTCGCCACGAGAGCCCGCCATGACCGCCGCAGCGCGCAGCCGAAGCAGAAGAGCGTCATCGTTAAGACCATCTCTCGAGATTCCGTAGAATCCGCACAAGGCGTCGAGACGAGCTCCGTAAGCGTTTGGTGTCCAGCGAAAGAAATCGAGATCGCTCAAAGCCTGAACCTGCTCTTGGATGCGATCTCCGATCGCGCACAGGAAAGCTTCGATCGCTGGCTTGCCGGCATATTGCGACCGAAGGCGCGCCAGCATCCTCTCGCACACGGTTCCAGTAATGGGCGGTACGGATGGTCCCCAGAGTGGTTTGGAAAACGGAGAGAGAAGATCGTTCCCGTCGATGTCCTTTATCGTCATGCGCTGGTCACAGTGGCGTGGTAACGCACGCCGGGAACGAGGTCTGCGTCGAGTTCAAGTACAACGCTTGATGGTGATGCGGACGGAGCATCAGCCGTGACAGATACGACCGATGGAGCAGCTCCGGCGTCGTCTCGGGTGACCGACCATAAGCCTGGGTCAAGCAGCCCGCTTGATGGGTCCATCGCCCTGGAGAAGTAGCACCGAATTTTTCGCAGCTCTGACCCGACGCCACCAATAGGATGCGCAGCATCGAATGTCGGACCGGATGCCGGCGGTGGATTATTGGAAGCAATTGAAAAACTCCAGGTTTTCGACCCGTACTGAAATCCGTTGTTCGTACCGAACGCGTTGACCGTTATCGTCCCGCCTGGATCTGACATAGGCGGAGAAAGCGTTATGTCGACGTGAAATCCGAAGTCTCCGAATTGTGTAAGGACGCTAGAGAAGCCTGGCTGGTCGACTCCTCCAAGTATGGCAAAAGCCGGACCGGCTCCGTTATCGACCGATACATAGAAGTCTGGAAAATTGAGCATAAGTCCGTCCAGCGTTATGAAGTCAAACGAAATGGATGAGAGCGGATCATCGACAGTAGAAGCGTCGACGGGCAAATCGTTGATGACATGTGCTATATTGTCTGGCCACAATCCGAAATTCAGCGGGTTCGATACTGTTGCTGTGGTTCCATCTGCGTTTTGAGCGCTGACTGTAAGCCTGACATTCGTGTCTCGTATCGTCGGATCGATGTCGATTACGAGCAAAAACACCAGAATCGTAGCCCCAGAAATAGTATAATTTGTAAGCTCTACGTTGTAGCCGGAATATGTCGCATGCGCTGGTCCAAATACTGGGTCTGGCGATGACCATCCTCCGTTAGATTTGCGCTCGATACTGACTTGGATAGAGTCTGGATCGACAACAGGAGATCCGGCGCCAGCGAAACAGAGTGCAACCAGCGAACATTTTTCGGCAAGCTGACTTGACGGCTGGCTGATATTGACGATCGGAGCATTCATGGCGCCACCGTGAACGCCGACTTCAGGAAGCCTGGTCTTCGGATTGGATACACGATCGGATTTCCAAGGATGCCTCCGAATGGTTTTGGCATCTTGTCTCTCCACCGAGCGAACAACGTGATCTTTTCGCCGGGTGCAAAGGCGACGTTCGGGGTGAACGATACAGGAACAGAGAATCCGGATACTCCTACGCCAGGGCCGCTATATCCTGACTGCATCGCACCATCTACGATGACGGGAGATATTGCTCCAGATCGAAACAGCCATACAGACACCGATGCTGGCTCTATTTTGTACAATGCCGGTCCTGCTGGCGTGTCGGCGTAATATATGGAGCCTGCCGTTGTCGCGTTGAACGCTACTGTGGCTCCGCCCGCTACACCGATCGCTCCGTCGGCGGGAGAGAGCGAATCAAAACCCAGCGCCAATGCGTTGTAGAATATTACGCCGTAACGCGTTAGAGTTGTAGCCATCGCATCAGTTGCGCTGACAGTGAGTCGTATGCGCTCGAAATTGGCGTGATGCGTTGTGGCTTCTAATGCAACTCCGGTTTCGCGGGCCCCAAATGTCTGAACCATGCTACCGGGTCCGCTCCAGTTGGGTCCGAAAATCTGATTCGGCCCAAATACTGTCTCGAGCCCAGTCCACCCCGAGCCGTCAGGCATTGATCCGTCATCATATTCAGCCCCGATGACGATAGAGTTTCGGTCGATGATCGGGTCGGGCGCAACAGTCCCAAGAGATAGATGCAATGTGTGTCCTGTGGACGCAGAGATCGTCCCGAGCACGTATCCTTGCGGTATGAGCATTCCGATCGGCATTTGTTACCTATATCAGAAAACAGTAAAAGTAATTCGTGTCGAGTCAAACGTCGCCAGCTGCTTTCGCGTGATGACGAGCGGACGCGTCGAGGTCGGTCCCGCCGACGTTCCGACGCGCAATCCAGCCTCGACCATCCCGGCGGTCTCTACGACCTGCTCGAACGCCCATGGTTCGACGTCATCGCCCATGTGGAGTGAATTGCCGAAGTTAAGGAGCGCTTGGCGCACCAGGGCTTCGAGATTTGTCGGTGCGTTCGATTTTGGTCGATACCTCCAGTCGAGGTAAATCGGGACATCGATCGGGCGCGAGAACGGAACAGACTGCGCATCGCCCTGGGAATCAGTGATGGTGTTGGGCACGTCGCCCACTGGCTCGATTCCGCCCGCCATCGCGCGCCAGATGGCCAACGCGATGCTCGCATCGTCTCCGCCGCGCACGACGCACTCAAAGCTCTTGGGTGGCCTTCCGTCTTCGTCCGGGTACCAATGGCGGTTGCTGATGACGAGCGCCTCTGTGACACCTGGGAGGCCAAGCAAAACGCTCCTGATGGTCTCGTCGCTTGAGCCTCCGCCCGACCGGAACGAGAGCTGCAGCAGCCGGCGCGCCTCGGCGTCTTTCTGCGCGAGGCGGCCAGGCGCTGCGTCTCCGGCGTTCGTGGCGCCAGTCCAACCCAGTACGACCGTGCGAAGCGTCCAGACCGTCCCCGCTAGAGCCTTGAGAGGTCCAGCCGACACAGCCCGGAAGGCCACGTCGGCGCCACCGGCGAACGCTGCGGAATCGGCCACGGACGCCCAGTCGTTGCCCTGGTCGTCGCGGACGACAGCGCCAGCCGGCACCACCGTTCCATCCACGCCAGCGAGGTGGAGCGTCACCGACGAGAACGACGCCGGACGACGCGAGATCGCGGTCAGACCGAGCAGAAAATCGAGCGCTGCGCCGTTTGCTCCTCCGACGCGGCCCGCTGCGTCGATCGACTCTCCGAGCTTCTCAGCCGTGGCGATCTGCTCGGAAAGGATCGAAATAAACTGACCCTGAGGCTCGTCATCATCGGTTCTGAAGTTTTCGCCCAGTGCGTCACGTAGCGCCTGCGCGATCTGGTCCCGGATGACCGATGCGGGCCGTGGAATGAATCCAGCTTCAGTGTATCCGTATTCGACCATCACACCACCAGATTCGAGGTGACGACCGTTGAGTCGTTTGCCGCCACAGAAAATGAAACGTTCAGCCTTCGCTGCCTTTTGTTGAGCGTGACCCGAAATTGAAGGATTTCTCGAACCCCGGCTGTTCTGGCGACCGTTTCGCGAAAGAGCGTATTGATGTGAGCCATTCTGGGCGACTTGACCCAAATCAGCTCACGATACGGTATTCCGGATGTCCGATCTCGAAACCATTCCCCTGCGACCGACTTGAGGCGAATGGCGATCGACTGCTCAAGCCTCGTACCGACGTGCATCGTTCCACCGGAAATGTCGAGGTCCCAAGTCAACGGGTCGAGCAGAAAGGTTCGGCCAGAGTCCACAGCCATCTCAGTCCACCGCCTTTACCGTCCTGGATCCGCCCGTGATGGTGCCAGTAACTGGCCCTGGATTCGAGCCTGTCTCGGCGCCAACCTGCACGAGGATCGCTCCGGCGGGGATGGTAACCTCGTCACCCGTGCGCGCCACGCCCCTGGACGCACTGGGGGCGCCAAGACGAATGTCACCTCCCACCAGCGTGATGCGCCCATCTGGGGCCAGCTCGAGCTGGCACGTGCCGTCCTCCCGGCCCAGACGGAGCGCTGATGCGTCCAGGCTTGCCGGCGCAGCTGATCGGGTGCTGAGCGATGGGATGGCGATGGCATCCGACAGATCATGGTGCCTCGCTTCGGCGGGGTCGACCAGAGTGCCAGCGCTCGCGCTCTTCCATGCGTCCAGGGAGCGATCGGCAAACGCCAGGTGGACGACGTCGCCCGGCGCGATCGGGAACGTCAGACGCCAACCAGCGCCGCCAGGGTAGGCGACGGGAACCCGCTGGATAACGGGGAGCGCTGTCGGTGGGAGCTCTTGGCCATCGTCGTTGTAGAGCGTCTCGAGCAGCTGAGGCTGGACGTCGACCGAAGCGCCATTCCGATCGAACGCGACCACCACAGCTGGGTGCCCCACATGAAGCTCAAGCATCGCATCGCGAATCATCTCCGCGACAAGGTCATGGAGCGTGCTTCCGTCGCGTCTTCTCACGTCGGGAGCCTCTCGCCTTCGATGGTCGTGAACCACTCCGACCCGTGCGTGTCTCCGGAGTGCTCCACTTTCACAGCCTTTATTGTTTCGTTCAGAAAATTAGAAGCGACATTGATCGTTCTGCCTGGGACAGCTTCGGCGGTCATCAGGCATTTCAACTGGTACAGAAACTTTCCGGGTCTCTTGGGGTCCACGATTCTGGATGGACGTCCCACCAGGCCAGTGTCCTCTGATAGAAATAGCTGCGATTCGGAAGCGAACGCCCCGGCCGGGAACACCGTCAACTCATCGTCGCGAATCAGCCACTCGAATCCATAAGTCACAGCCAGATCAACCAGAATGCCGCCGACGGGTCCGTGCATGCTGAGGCCGTGCGTGAACTTTTTCACTGTCGAGTTTTGAAATCGTCCCGCGCGAGCGTCCGCGATCGCTTTCGTTGCGTTGAGACCTGTCTCCTGCTGGATCGCTGCGAACGCGTCCGCAAGCACGGACCCAGGCGAAAGAGTCCGGTTCATCACAGATGTTTGAGTCTTCGTCCCGTCGTTGGCAGAAATCTCTGTTCTCCATCCGGGCATGTCGAACGTGCTCTTGACGCTGCGCGCTTTTCCGATGAATACCGCGGAAAGAGTCTTAGGGTAGCCGGCTTGAATCACGAACGTTGGTGCGATTCCGGATGCCTTTGTTGCCGCTTCCTCGATGAGGCCTCGGGTCGATGGAGATAAATTGAAAATCGTGCACTTGGCGGAATTGCCTTTGCCTTCAAGCGATGTCTTGACAGAAATCTGAACCCTGAACGCATTCAGCTCATCTTGAGGGGCTGCGCCGATGATCGTCACGCCTCCGATCGTCAGCGCTGCCCGACGACGGTAGAGTTGCGAGGCGCGAATTCCTGTAGCCATTAGACTAGACCCGAGGCCACCGCCTCCGCGTCATAGTACAGAAGAATCACTCGCCCGCCGAGGTCGTTCTCCCCGGGATCTTTGCGCTCAAGCGCCTGGTCGTAGGCCATCAGCTCGCCTGGAGGGCACCCGTCAACGTGGTGTGACTGCGTCAGCAGCGGATTCGACGCTGCGAGACGCAATCCGGCGACGATTGTGCTCTGGTCAGATCCGCGCAATAGATCAAGGAACCATCCTTCAGCGACGTCGTTCCAGCGAATGTTCAGAACGCATGCAAAACCGTCCAGTGTCACAGCCTCGGAATATAGAACCGTATCTCCACCGTCGGATTTGAGTGGAACCTTGAATATGCTCACGGACCGTCACCGATCCTTTCAAATATCTGCTCTAGCACACCATCAGTGACGGACTGTTTTTCCTTTTTTCCGGTCTGCGTCGGTTCCGGAGTAACGGTTTCCGTCCTAGCCGGAGGCACTACCGCTCTATCGACGCGTTGAGGCCGAACCACGATTGATGTTTGGTATGCGATTTGAATCTGGATCATGCTGGCGGTAAATCTGAGCGCATCTCCTGTCTCCGCGTCACGAAGAATGGTCAAACGCGTGAATAGCATCCCAGGATAGATCGCCAGCTTTGTGGCCACCGTGAATGGCTCGTTTGACCGCTCCATTTCAAGCAGAGTATCATAAGCGTTCTGCCGGGCCATTTCTCTTTGAGCGGCCTGGACGTCAACACCCTCGAAACCGCTGGCCTGATCCACGACACGATCGAGCGAGCCGAGGCCCTGGATCAGAGCATCCGCAGCCCCATCGAATGGAGCGGAATCGAACGTCTGCGCCACCGAAGAAATGACGCAATCCATTTCGAGTTCAACGGGATCACGCTGCCTGTGGTCCGCGATAAACGAACCGTCTTCGATTGGAACGCGCGTCACGGTCGCGGTCCTGCTGTGCGTCTGGCGGATGGAGCCCGTGAGCTGAATTTTGCCGATGGTCGGCGCCTTGCCGTCGCCCAATAGGCCGATCAAACGCTCCACCGCGAGAATCGAGCCATCCGGCTCGAATGGGACTGACTGGACACCCTCCGGAATCTCCTGCGGAGGTGCGAACAGGTCAGGGAACGCTGTGCCGGTCACTGCTTGCGCCTCCCCGTGAATAGGAAGAATTCTGCGATGTAGTCCTCGATCTGCTGCGCGACCACCCGGCCCTCTTCCTGAGGCGAACGCTGGAGCTCAGACGGCCGGATGACGATCTGCGCAGGTGGCGCTCTGACGCCCGCGAATGAATCGGAGAACGCGCGCCGGACCTCCTGCGCAAATGACTCGCCAAGCCCCTTTGCGAAGCCTGCGAGCCCACCTTGGGCGCTCTCTGGCTGCGTCGCTGGTGTCTCGTCGCGGACGGGTCGAGGCACGAACAGCTCCGGTGGAGCCTCCGTCACGCGAGCGATGCGGTGCTGGAAGCGTTCTGGCACCGACACGCCCGTTGCCTGGGCGAGCGTGGGCGGCCCCACGAATGTGGGGGCAAGGCTGATGCCCTGGACGTCTCCGGCCCGCTGGGCCTGCCGGCGCGCCTCAGCGGCTCGGCGCGCAGACTGAGCCCTCAGCGCCTGCTCCTCCGCCGATGCGCCCGGAGCTCCGGCAGAGAACAGGTCCGTGAGCTTCGCCGTGGCGATCTCAACGCCCTCGATAAGGGCCCGTAGCGCGCGCAGTGCCTCTCGGAACGCCTTCGTCATGAAGGTGTCGGCGGGGTCACCAGGCCTGTCCAGGAAGCGGAAGAAAAGCTCGCCGAGCAACGTCTTTCCGCCGTCCAGGTACGTGCTGAGCTCATCGATGGCAGCGACCGCCGACGTGCTGATCGCGATGACAGCACCCAGCTCGAGCGCTAGAGGAGCCAGCGCCGCCGTGAGTCCGGCCACGGCTGGAATCGAAGCGAGAGCGGATACGGATAGCGCCGTGAGCGATACGCCGATGGACGTCAATGGAACGATCATCAGCTTGGCAAAGTGCTCGTTTCTCTCGAACGCCGACGCCAGAACAAGAATAATTTCGGCTGATCTCAGGATCGCAGGCACAACCGTTCGCAGGAACAGCTGCGCAAGCTGCGCCGCAGCGGCCGACAGACCTCGGATGCCAGAATCGACGAGATCTTTGTTCCGAATGCGCCAGTCGGTTATCGCTGTCAGTACCTCCCGGAAGGATGGCACCAGGCCGACGGAAAACGTTCGGATGGACGATTTTACCGATGACTCAACCTCGTTGAATTGCGCGTTGAGCTCCACCAGCGACTTGACGGCGTCTTCGGAGATCACCAGCCCGAGCGCGTGCGCGCGCTCGCGCATCGCGTCGAATCCCTTGGCGCCGTCCTTCAGGAACGGTAGGAACTTCTCGCCAGTACGCCCGAACAGCTGGACCGCCAGAGCGGTTCGCTCCGCTGGCGTCCTCGCCTTGGCCATCGCGTCGGCCAGATCGCGCATCAGGTCGACGCTCGGCCGAATCTGGCCGGCAGCGTCCTTCACGCTGATTCCGGCCTTGGCGAACGCCTGAGCCATCGTCGCGTTTCCCTGGCTCGCCTTGACCGCTGCGATCTCGAGCTGACGCAAGCCAGTCTCGATGGACGCCAGCGACAGCGAGAAGCGCTCGCCGATAAATCGCAGCTCCTGGAGCTGGTCCGTGGTCACACCGAGCCTGTCAGCGAGGACCGAGGTCTCGCGTCCAACCTCGGATGCGTGGCGCACGAGGGCCGCGAGCCCAGCTCCGGCCGCTGTTGCCGCAGCCAGCCCGGTCAGGGCCACTTTCAGGCCCACCAAAGCCTCGTTCGCGGCCCGGAAGGCGCCTTCGTCGACCTCGACGCCCAACAGGGCGATCAGCTCTCGAACAATCGTCATCTGGACGCCTGACGCTCAGAATGTCCGGCGCGCGCTCTGAGCGCAACCTCGACGTCCAGTACCTCGTGGAGGTCCATCAGATCATCGATGTCGTGGTGCTCCTGCAGGTCCCTCAGCGAGCATTTGCCTGCCATGACCGGACGCATCAGCGCCCATCGCTCCGATATGTTCGGCGCGATCAGCTCTATGCGCCTGGCGAAGGCGTTTGAATCTGGATCATAGGTCTGAATTTCGACAGAAGGGCGTTTCCGTCGAAAAAACTTCCGAAGTTCTCCTTCATCGCCCATCCGACTACCGACGCGAGCTCCCCATAATTCGCCGCGAAATGGTTGTCGAATTGGACAGGAGAGCTGTTGCAGTACAGACCATCCAGAAGCGCGGACACCATTTCAGCGGTGCGCGGCGAGTCCAGGCGTGAGGCGACCGCCCCAGCGAGGCTCAGCACCGAATCATCTCCGCTCTGCGTGGAGATCGACCTGAGCGTCCCCTCGCCGATGGTCCCGGCAAGCCACGTCAGAATCGGTAAGCCTCTGGATGCCGGAAGGGTGTTGAGCTCGTAGAGCTTCCCATTGATCGTGGTCGAGCGCTTGGAAACTGCCATGCTCAGCCAGCTCTAGCACGAAACTCGCGGCCATGTGCGATACGAAATCAGGCTACTCCGGGTTGTAGGACATCTTCGGCTGCGCCGTGCACCGTCACGAGATTGCCGGAGCGCAGAACCCACGTCACCGGCTGGGTCTGCTTCTGGTAGTCGCGCCCTGGCGTCTTCGTCACGCGCGCTAGGCCGACGTGCGAAGTCTTGGTCATGTTGTCAATCAACACGAACGGAAGTAGTCCGCTGTTCGACGCCAGATCGGCCGCATGCGCTGCCATCAGAGGGATCGCGTTGGAGGAAGCCGTCGGCATGAGCTGGACCGTGATCGAAGCACTGCGCGTGTGGCCACGATTCCAGACGCCTTCGCCGTCGGCGCCGGTCTGGTGCGAAAAATCGTCGGCGTCATATTCGACGTTGACGAAACTTCCGTCCGCAAAGCCGGTGATCCGCACTGCGGCGAAATCGAGGGCGACGTTTTTCGGGTCATAGGTGGGCATGTGCTTTTCTCCTCTGCCATCTCGCGCCGATTCCGTCAGACGGAAATCGTCCCGCTGATGTTCACCGACTGGATCGCGCCCGACAGCTCCGCCTCGAACGTGATCGGGTTGGTTGCCGGGATTCTGCGCGCCTTCCGGTCCGCAAGTGGAATGTCGTTCAGCAGCGGCGGAGTCACCGTATAGGCGGGCGTCGTGTCTTTGCCGTTGATCCTGCGACTCTCAGCGATGAGCTTGTCGGATACTTTCTGTCCCAGCGCAGTCCGAACGTCGCCTGCGAACAGATTGATTCCCGCCTGCGTGAAATCGACCTTCGGCGAGTTGGCCAGTCTCGTGAGCACGTTGACCTGGATCAGTTGCTGAAGGTGATCGATCCCGTGCACGACGTCGATGTATTCATCGCCGGAAACCTTGCCGTCGAACGTGATGCGGAGGCCTGCCTCGACGCGGAATCCATTGGCGCTCCGAGCGCGCAGGTTGTTGAGCTGCGTGGTCGTATATGCATCCGGGGTGACGCCCGCGATGTTCTTGCCGAAAGCCGTCTGTGAACCCGGAATCCCTGGAAGGTATCGGCCCACCAGAGCTGCGGCGAGAGATTCGGTGTCGTCCGACTTCCACCACAGCGTGGTGCGCACGTACCCCGCATCGAAGAGCTTGGCCCCGACGTCCGTCCCGCCGAGCGTGTACGTGGTGTCTCGTACCGCCGCATCCGAGGTCTGGGCGAAGAAGAGCTTCGTCAGCGGCTCGATCGTCGCGGCGGCCAGCAGGATTTCCGGCGTGGTTCGCTCCTCGATGAGCAAGGCGTACCAGTCCGGCTGCTCTGTCTGGATGGCCGCGATGTCTTCGGCAATGCCCACATTCGGGACCGTCGTCGAGATGGTGAAAGATGGCTCGACGTTCAGCGTGGCCGAGAACGGGATTCCTGCCACGTCCGCCGTGAGAGTGAGGCGACCGGTAAGGACCGACGCAGCCGCCGTGACTGGCTCGGTGCCACCGTTGACGGCCGCCACGAGGCCATCGCGGATGTCGTTCTGCGTGTTGGACGCCGCGACGAACGAGAATGGAGTCGCGTTCAACGTGATGGTGTACGTGCCATCGGTCGCGCCGCCGACGATGACCAGATCGACCTGGGCCTGCCGCGCAGCCCCGCGCCCAACAGCGAACCGGACAGGCCGCGGCGTCTGGCTCATGAGTGCGACGGCGTCCTTGTAGAGCTGGTCGCCGGCGGTGAATCCGTCGGCGAGCATCTCCGACGCGCGGCTGTAGTAGCGCAGACGCTCCAGGAAATGCGTGTGGACACCGAGCAGCATCGGCGTCCCGAACCCCGGGAGCGACGGGAACGTGGATTCCCGCGTGATTTGTACGTTGACCAGATCTTCGATCGGCATTTCCTGCGCCTCCTAGAGTGAAAATGTGCCCACGGGCACAGCGATTTCGTCGATCGTTCCCGCGCTCGAAACCGTTCCGGTCACGGAAACATCTTCGATCCAGTTCAGTAGTTCCGTTGATCGGTGGCGACATCCGAGACGCACATCGAACGCGGATCGGTCCTCCCATCGTCCTCCGGTGACACGGTCCGCCTTTCGGAACAGAGGCACGTCGATGATTGCCCAGCCGGCATCGCGCAACGCCTGCACGGCGGCCTCGGTCTCGAGCAGCTCCTGGAGCTGGACTGCCATGGGGATCGAAGCGAGCGGATCGGGATGGTGGACCTGGACCGAGAGGGTGCCCAAAGCGTCCCGGAAATACGACCTCGCCAGGCGTAGCACGAGAGCGTCAGCGGGACCCGGAGTGACCGATGGAAGCTCCGGCGCGTCTGGAACGACTACGAGCCCACCGAGACCCACGGGACGCGTCGAGAAGCCTGGGACGCTGTCGATCTCCGTCGCGAGCGCATCGCGGATCGTGGTGATCGTCGGCGTGGCCCCCGACGGAACCACGATGGCCGGGTCGGCGTCGATGACCACCGTGTAATCCGTGCTGGCGAGCGCTTCGACCACCTCGAGCCCGACCCCGGCCTCGCGTCGGTCGGCTTGGCCGATGCCGCGCGGCGGGAGCACCCACTGGAGCCGCACGAACGGTCCCAGCGGAGCTGGCACGCCCTGTCCATCGGCTCCGGCCGTCCTCTGGTCGGCCCAGATGGCCGGCGCTCCGCCGAGGCTCGCCCACGTGACCAGAGCGTTGCGCATGGTGACCCAGTCGTCGGGCATGTAACGAAACGTGCTCATTCCGCGAGCCTCACGGCAACGGCCCGATAGTATCCCGCCTGCGCGCTCCAGTCCTCCAGGCGTCGCACCTCCCACGTGCGCCCGGACCATGCGAGCGTGTCTGCCTCGAGCCCGAGCGCCACCTCGGACGTTCGGAGCTCCGCTGGCGTGTAGACAGCGATGGCCTCGCGCGCCCGCTCGCCCTCAGGGAGCAGGTCCACATCTCGGCGCGTCGCGGGCTGAACGTGAGCGTCCACCGTAAACTCGCTGGCGACTCCGCGCGTCCAGAGGCCCGTCAGCGGGTCGTACGCGCCCGGATCACGCCTGCTCACCAGCACCGCATCCGAAGCGCCCAGAACGTCCACGATGGGCGTCCCGAG